ATACTCTAGGCCCCTCTCGTCAAATGGAGGGTCGGTCCATGAGTGCATCCACACTGAACGCCGATCCTCCACCCGCTTTAGAGATTGTCCGGATCACCAGCGACATCTCATTAGACACTCATACAACGAAGGGATTTCAATCAGCTATGAAATACCTCTATCGGAGGCTTTTCGACCTCTCAGGTGAACGTATGCGTATCGCCGACCCATTCGCACGTAATTGCGGCATAGCTGGAAAACACACTAACGACATCGACCCCGAAACGAGTGCCGTTCATCACCTGGACGCTGTTGACTTTCTCTGCTCTCTCCCATCGGGTGAGTTCGATGCTGTCATCTTTGATCCGCCGTTCTCCTCGAATCAAGCCGACCGTTATCCGATGGGCGATTTGAATATTTACACGAAGCCCGGTTACATCAAGGAATGCATGGGCGAGATTAACCGCATTCTGAGGCCTGGCGGGTATTTGTTGAAGTTCGGTTTCAATACGGCCAGACACAATAAGTTCGATATGGTGAAAATCTGGATTGTTAACAACGGCGGTAATCATAATGACACCTTGATCTCTCTTCAGAGAAAAGGAAACTATACGCTTGACCTATGGACGGTGTGATTGAATGCACCTAATCTCAGCCACCCTGGATAACGAAGCGTATCGAATTTACGAATCATGGCCTGCCCGGGGGAAGAGTTCAGAGATCCGTTATGCAATCAAGTTCACCGCGGATAACGGCCCAGCGAACAGAGTCGGACTAGCTGCGCGGTTGAGACAGTCGGAGAAGACCATAAGACACCTTCAGAATCATATTCTCGCCGTTGCAGCAGGAGAAGAACCCCCGGAGGCCCCATCTATGATGGATCTACGTCTATTCGGGACCGACGGCCCCAAATCGTAGTCGCTACCCCCCTACCTGGAGGCCCCGATCAGGGAATGCTTACGCCGAAACTGTACGCCCACATCTGCCCGACCGATGTCCAGGCTTCCCCAGTCTCGGGGTTGATGCCTGGGGTCGTCGTGTAGAGTGTCTGCTGGTAAGTCGCCAGTTGCTCTCTGGCAGCCTGCTGGGCGGGTGTCAGTGGAGCTCTCTCGATCAGTCTCTTGATGAAAGCCCAGAGCCCAGGGCCGAACTCGTCCTTGTTGGCCTTCCACCAGTTCCTAACGTCATTGATGATATCACCAATATCGTTGGGAGTACCGAACAGGATCTCCTTTCCTGTGGCGATCTCGAGAAGCGTGATGCCGATGTAGAAGTTCTCGAAGGAGAGCATCTGGTCGATTGACTCGCTAACTTTGTCTACCTGGTAAGCCCCGATGATCGCGTCTAGCTGCTGGGACTGTTTATCCTGGAGACTAACCCGCACCTCGATTACCTGCGTTGGACTTCTCTTGGTCATCAGAGCACCCCTGTGATCGAGTCCCAGAGCGTCTGGCCTAGACCAGCGCCCAGGATCCAACCCAGGAGGAATGCCATCCCGTTGTCCATGACCATGCGCTTCGCAATCTCGCCCAGGGTTTCTTCATCACTCATCTGGCATCACCGGCCATGCATCGACGGCCTCGTTACTCGAGGCGAAGCCGCCGAGATCGCGTAGCGCCTGACGATAGTCACGCCAGGCTGTCGAGAGAGTGACATCCTTGAGAGCTCGCCAGTCACACTCGTGGAGAGCTTCGTTCCTAGCTTGACGGACCTCGGCCCAGGAGACGTCACGAGTGTGCACGATGTCCTCGCGATCATCGGCGAAGTGTTCTGTGATCGATCTATGCATACTTGAAACCCCATATCGGGACGCCGAACCCACTATCTGCTGTTAGTTCGGAATCGGTGATAGTCGAGGGGAGGTCATAGTCATCGCCGCCGTTGTTGTAGAGGAGGCCGTATCCCTGTCCAGGGTAATGCGTTACACCGAGTTCGAGAAACTTTGATTGCGCCGAAGTGGATATGGCGGGGACAG